AAATTCATTCGTAGTCCCGCACCACGGCTGGATAGTCGATCCGCACGACCGGCGCGGTGGCGGCCGCCAAGCTGCTGGCGATCAGGTTGCGCGCTCTCATCAGGTCGCCCAGCGACTGGTAGCGCACCACCTTGTCGTCATACCTGACCTCCAGGTAGCCGCCAGCAATCGCTTCCTCGATCGCTGCAAGATGCGCCTGCGTAAACGTGCTCATCGTGGCCACCTCTTCTCGGTCATGCTACTCAGTCCCAGAAGCTCCCCCCTGACGGCGCCGGCGCGCTGTCATCCTGCACCTGCGCAGGTCGTGGCACATCACGCACCGCACCGCCGCTTCGCTCTTCATCCCACCGCTCATCGCTCCACCGGTCGGCACCAACCAGCGCCGCACCGGCCCGCGCATACACCCGGCAGTCCAGCACCTCGTTCCTCGGCCTGATCTTCACCCACTCGAACCGGTTGTAGCCTCGCCGGTCGATCGTGTTCGTCAGCCGCTCCGCGCACAGCTGCCGGAAGTACTCCTCGCTGTGCATCGGGAAGTGGCACCAGCCGTGCGGCAGCGGTTCGCCGTTGTCAGGCATCGGCCGCCGCAGCCAGCCGTAGAGCTCGCTCTTCGCCGTGCTGCCACCCACCGGCCACACCTTCACGCCACCACGCAGCGCCTTGCCGTTCCGCAGCACCTCCACCCGGCCCGGTGTGCCGATGATCGAGGTCTGGCTGTCCGGGCCGCCCTTGATCGCAATCACCCGGTTGCCGGCCTGACCACGCACCCACCGGTAAACCTCCTGGCTCCTGAAGCCGGAGTCGATCGCTGTCATCCGGATCGGCAGCCGCTGACCATCGCCGCGGCCAAACTCCGATCGGATGAACTTTGTCAGCTCACGCCACACCGCCGGCTGCGCCGTGTCGCCAGCCAGCACCTGATAGTCCAGGCTCCAGCTCTCCATCCCAGGGCCCCAGCCCACAACCTCCAGCTCGAGGCGGTCCATCTGCACGTCCACGCCGCACGTGATGAACGCCACCTGCTCAGGCACCGTGCCCAGCTCGTAGAGCTCCCGCCGGTTGTAGAGCGCCTCCCAGTCCGGCGCTTCGCCATCATCGTTCCAGCACTCGGCGAGCACCGTGTTCGTCCAGGGCTTCAGTGCTGCCGGACTGTCCTTCGCCTTCTCGTGGTCCACCGCTGCATCAGTCCAGCTGAACCAACCCAGCGGGCTGTAAAGCGCCGAGCAGTGGTACCCCTGCGCCTGGCGGTCAGGAAACAGCGGCTCCCACCAGTCGTCGTCAAACACATCCGGGTCGTACCACCAGGCCTTCGAGTCTTCTTCGATCCCGACGCCGCACTCCTCGCAGATCAGCACCGGTGGCTGTCGCAGCGTGTTCGGCAGGCCTGGATCCTTCGGGTCGTAGCGGATCCGGTCCCACTCGATCACCTGCCGGTGGCCGCAGTGCGGGCACGGCAGCAGCAGCCGCTGCTGGTTGCTCGTGTCCCACTTCGCCCAGATCGCACTCCGCCCCGCCAGCGTCGGCGTCGAGGTCCACGCCTGCTTCTTCCGCACGCCGAAGGTCCGCGTGCGGGCCTCCACGATCGCCAGCGGACTGCCTTCCTCGTCCACGTCCGCCGGCCAGCGGTCGATCTCGTCGCCGCCCAGGAACCGGATCGGCATCGACGCCAGGCCGCTCGCCGCATTGGCCCCACCCAGGATCAGGAAGCCGCCGGTGAACTCCTTCATCAGCTGCGTGTTGCCCGAGTCGCGCTCGCGCGGCGCCTTCACCTTCTCCTGCAGGCTCGGCGTTGCCTCGATCATCGGCGCAATCCTCATTTTCGAGTAGCGCTTCGCCATGTCGATCGTCGGCTGCACGAACAGCGCTGGCCCGGGCTGGATGTCCATCACGTAGCCCATCCAGTTGTTCAGCATCTCGCTCTTTCCCATCTGCGCTCCGAACACCAGCACCACCTCCTGCACCGTGCTCGTCGCCGACAAGTCGTTCATGGGCTTGCGGAGATAAGGCGTTCTGGCCGTCCGCCAGGCCCCGTGCTCGCTGCTCGCCTTGCTGCTCAACACTCGCCGCTGATCCGCCCACTCGCTCACCGTCAACAACGGGTCGGGCCGCAGCGTCCGCCAGAACGCCTTCAGCGTTTCTTCAGCTGACGCCAGCTGCACGCACCAACTCCTCGAGGGCCTTTACATGATGCCGGTCGATCACCTGCATCACCGCTGCACGCTGCTCTTGGTTCAGCCCGCCCACCGCTGATGCAATATCACCCACCATCTGCTGACTCGTCCGCATCACAGCATCGCGCACCTGCATCCCAGCAGCAGCAAACCCACGCTCAGCCGTTGACTTGTCGACCAGCTTCCCAGCCCGCTCCTCGTAGTCGAGCTTGAGCAGCATCGCCTTGTAGCCTTCGGCCGCTGCCTTCGCGCCGGCGTAGGTGGCCTGGCCTCGGCCTGCACCTGGCACCTCTGGTGCTTCTGGCTCGCCTGGATCCTCGCCCTTTGCCCGCGCCTTCCCGTTGTTGATCTGCCGCGCCGATCGCACCTTTTGCGGCGCCGTGTTTCGATCCCACTCCAAATCGGCGATGTCCGCTTCGATCAGCCAGCGGTTGCCATTCCGCGTCAGCGATTTCACCAGCCGGCCGCTGTCGATTGCTTTCCGCACCGCCCGGCCGCTCACGCCGCGCCGCTTGCCGTACTCGTCGGGGGTGATCAGCACAGCTCAACGAAGAACCCGGCGTTCACGAGCTTCACCGCCAGCCCCGGAGGGATCGGCCGCACCAGCTGGATCGGCGTGTCGGCGTTCGTCATGCCGCGCACCAGCTCCACCAGCTGGTCGATCAGCATCACCGTGTGGCCGCGGCCCTCAAGCATGTCGTCCACCGTCACCTCGGAGCCCTCCGGCCCGAACTCGATCCGCATCGGCCACGCCTGCACGTGCCCCAGCCCGTCCCACGTGCAGCCATAGCGGATGCTCGCAACTTCAATCATCGAACCCAGGGACAAACGGACGTGGGCGACACCCTGCTGCATCCTGCCAGGGCATCAGCACCACAGTGCCGGGCGTCACCTTCATCACCGAATCCACGTCATGGCTGGCCGTCATATCCACCCAAGCCCAGATCACAGCATCAGCGCACCGCGTTCGGGGCTTGCGCTCCACCACGCCCCACACCAGCAGCGCACCGGCCTGGGGCCGAGCAGCGCAGACCACGGCCAGCCGATCGACCAGCGCCCAGGCCAACACGGTCCCGGCCCGGTCCATCCCGCACACCGCGGCGCAGTCTCGCGGTGCCTGCGCGGCGATCACATCCACCGCCGCATCCAGCCCGGCCCAGGTCAGATGCAGCAGTGGCGCACTTGTCATCATCCTTTCCCGGGCACCCAGGCACGGTTGAATGCTGGCGCTACCTTACGCACCTGGCTAGGCATCCCGGCGCGATTCACCAGCCGCACAACTTCCTCGGCCTCCATCCCCAGCCGCTTCTGGATTTGCTTCTGCGGCACTCCGTCGTCGTTCATCCGCCGCACGATCTCAGCCATCTTCACAACCGCATGCGTGCCCCTCGCTCGGTTGTGGCGGATCGTGCTCATCATCCGGTGCACCGGATCCAACCCAACCTGCACCGTCGGCACCTGGCCGCCCGTCAGCTTCGCCACCCGTGGGTCCCCGCTCACCGTCCACCGGTGAAACCCGTCGACGATCTGGAAGCTCCCATCCGCCGCCTCAGGCAGCGTCACGATCGGCTGCGTCCATCCGTCCTCCAGGATGCTCACGATCAGCAGCTCCAGCTCCGGCGCCGCCACCTTGTTGGGGTTGTATCCATTCGGTCGCAGCTTCTCCCGCGCCAGCCATCGCACACGGCCTACAGGCTGATCCGCAACGCTCATCGCTTCCCCTCCAGCGCCTTCACCTGGTCGAACGTCAGCCCCTTCCGCGCCGCGGCCGTCATCGCGCGCTGCGTCAGCTGGCCCTTCTTCCGGTTCTTCAGATCCCCACGGCTCACGATCTGGCAGATGTACCGCCAGCTCAGGCCACTCATCACGTCATCCTCGGTTTCGTGGATCGGCCGCCGCGTCTTCTTCCGGTGCATCTTGATCACCTGCGCGATCCCCCGCGCGATCTGCGCGCGCTCCCTCGGCTCGTAGAGCTCCAGCATGCTCCAGGCCCACTGCTGCCACGTCATCCCCGCCGGCGGCTCCTTCATCGCTGACCCGTAGAGATCCGTCCTGGCGTAGCGGCCGGCCGTGGCCACGCCGTCCACCCGCTTCAGCATCCGCTCCCACAGATCTGGCCATCCCTGCGCATACTTCCACAGCCCGCCCAGTGGCTCCTCGCCGAACGGTGGCGTCACTCGCTGCACACCTGGGCTGGTGCCCATCAACGCCTGCACGTCATAGGCCCGGTTGTAATCCCACCCCTCGCGGCTCGCAGCTACCCACACATCCTCCGCCCGCCAGTCGTAGATCGGCTTGCAGTTGAAGAAGTAGCCCAGCCGCGCCTCCGCGATGTAGTTGTCCCGCTCCCTACGCACCACCGTCTGCAGTCGCCGCGGGCTCTCCTGCGCGCGGATCCCCGTCAGATCTGCAACTCTCCCAAGCTCTGGCCCGTAGAGGCACGGGCCCACATCGTCGAGCTGCATCCCGATCTTGAACCGCGGAACCTCCTTCATCGTCACCACGCCCGCCGGCAGCGGCCGCACCCAACGCTCACGCTCTCGAGGATCCCAGCACCGCCACCATGGCTGCGACCTGGCGCACGCATTCCGATGCGTGATCGGCAGGCAGCACCACTTCAGCCGCACATCCTCACGCCCGCGCACCCGCTCCACATACTCGATCGTTTCCGGATAGCACGCTTCCTCATCCACGAAATAGACATCCAACGGCAGCCGGCCGCGCTCCCGCGCCACCATCGCCGCCAGGTTCAGCACCACCGTCGAATCCTTCCCGCCGCTGAAGCTCACCACCACCCGATCGAACAGGTCGTAGATCCGCCGCACTCGGTCCAGGCCTGCCGCCATCACGTCCTGCTCGGTCGCCGTTGGCTTCAGCGTCATCGCGTCCTGAACTCCGCCCGCTCCGCCGCCGCTGCACTCACGCCCTCGATGATCGTCCGCGTCAGCATCGGGTGCTGCTCATCCGTCGGCCCGCAGTCGGAATCTGGGTGCCACGCCACAACCACCATCCCCTGGTCAGCATCAGTCCTGAATCGGTGCTGACCATCTGCATGGATCACGAACGCCATGCCCTGCCGCAGCGGCTCGTTTCCCACCGGGGTCACGCACTCGCCGCGGCCTCTGATCACCATCCCGATCCGCACCGTTGGGTGCGTGTGCATCGTCTGCTCCGTGCCCGCCGGAAACCACAGCGCATTCAGGCACGGGTCGCCCAGCTTCAACGGTGGCACCAGCAGCGTGTCCATGCACCCATCGATGTAACGCAGCCGGCCGGTCGCCTCGACAGGCCCACCCACGCTGAACATCCCCAGCCAGCCCTTCTGGCTGATCACCAGCCCCTCGCAGCTCAGGTCGTCCGGATCCTTCGGAAACACAATCGCCGCACCTGGCACCGCCGCATACATCCCCGGCTCCAACAGGTAGCGGTCCATCCCGTCCGGCTCCACCCACAAGCCGCCGCCGTGGCAGAACACGAAATGCGTTGCGCTCTCCTCGCGCAACCTCAGCTGCCCCCCATAGCGCACCCCGAACACTCGAGTGTCGCCCAGGTCCAGCATTGCTCCATTGCGGAGCTTCAACCCCTCAAACGGTTTCCCGCCCTCGACCATCCATCCACTCCCTGCACAGTGCTACCAATGCCTCCGGTGTGCCCTCCAGGCCCCACCGCTCCTTCGCCACACGCACCGCTGCCAGCACAGCCTCGCGATCGTCCCACAGCAGGTTCACGCTGAACACGTGGCGCTCTTCCACTGCGCCGCTCTCCGCCGTGGCGTCGGCATCCTCATCGTCCCCACCGCTGTCGCCGGGGATCATCTCGTCCTTCGGCTCCACCCGCTCGGTGCCCGCATCGGAAGCGCCCATCTGCTCGAACTGGCCCAGCTCCAATCCATCATGCAGCCGCGCCAGATCTTCCTCACCGAACCCCAGCACCGCCGGGTCGATCTCCAGCGCACCCAGCTCCAGCGACAACAGCTCCAGGTCCCATGCGGCGTTCTCCGCAATCTTGTTGTCCGCGATCACATAGGCCCGGCGTTGCGCCTCCGTCAGGTGATCCAGCACCACCACCGGCACCTGCTTCATGCCCAGCAGCTTCGCTGCCTCCAGCCGGCCATGGCCAGCCAAAATCCCCGCTGCACCGTCCACCAGGATCGGTGCCGTGAACCCGAACTCCTGGATGCTCGCCTTGAGCTGGTTCAGTTGCGCCTCGGAGTGGATCCGCGCGTTCTTCTCGTACGGCTTCAGCCGCTTCAGCGGCCACATCTCCAGCCGCTTCGCCATCCCAGGAATCATCTCGGTGCTCATGCTCGCAATACAACCATGGGGCTCCCAGTTCCGGAACCTGGCCGGAACATCATCGGGCATCCTTTCTGATCAAAAAACACCCGGGCCGCAGCCTTGAACTCTTCTCAATAAGGCGGTGGTTTTGAGAAGCCTTGCCCTGCAATGGATCTGGAACCCACCGAAATGGCTGGCTCTAGCGAAAATCTGGGG